TGGAACAAATGATGCCGAGCCAAGAATGACAATCTGTGTAAATGATTTATAATTTAATTTGAGAATAGTCTTCTCAAGATATTCTTGATAATCTTTCGCAGCAGCATCTTGATTTAACAACTCACCATTTTGATAGATTTCAAAGACATTTGGTTTAATGCCTCTAATAATTTTATACGATTTGTTATTTGTGTCAAACTCAATTTCAATAACACAATCTTTGCCGTTGATTGAATTCAGTAAACTAGGTTTGTTGATGTTACGAAATGCTTTACCAAATAACCCAAAACACAATGCATCAAGCATAGTTGATTTTCCAGAACCATTTTCACCAACCACAAGTGTGTTCTGATTGTTGTCTAACTTTATTTCAGTAAAATGGTTGCCGGTGCTTAACAGATTTTTCCAACGCACATAACGAAATGCTATCATTCAGTTTTTTCCGTATTCAATGCCTCAATGTAAAGTTCTCTCATCAGAGTTTTTAGTTTATCACTCTCAACATTCAAAGTTAAATTATCAATATATTTTCCGAGAATAGTAATCGTGTCTTCAGCTTGATCAATGATTTCTTGGTCAACATCAATGAGTGTATCAGTAAAGTCTTCCACGATTGACAAATCTGCAACACCTGCCTTATAGATGTTATCTAATACACTATCAAATAAAAATGGATTCTGTTTATTAAGTACAACCACTTTAACAAAACAATCCTTTAGTGGCGCATAGTCATAGTTTTTCCATGCCTCAAAATCATTACTTGAATCATCATACATGATTTTATGAAACATCTTATATGGATTCAAAATGAATTCAAATTCTCGTGTCTCAGTATCAAACACATGAAATCCTCTTGGATCGTTATAATCAGCCCATGTCATTTCGTATTGATTGCCAAGATATGTGATATTGCCACTTGTTGACTTGTGGTGAAAGTGACCAGACAATACGATATCAAATCTTTCAAATAATTTTCTATCTAATCCTTCGTGACAGATATTGCCTCGATCCATTTCAAAACCTGCAATCTCAAAATGCCCAAATATAACTTCAACAGGTGCAGTCTTCAAAAACCCCATAGACTGTTCATAATTGTCTTCACATATCCAAGGCATCAATAGAATATCAACATCATCAAATGTAACTATCTTTGGATCGGTGTAAATGAACGGCTCATGTACACCATCATAAGTGGAACAAAGATTGTGAATTGCATTTACTTTATTTGTGTTCTTATAATAGGTGTCGTGATTACCAATCATAATATGAGTATCAATGCCTTCTTTCCATAATCTTTTCATAAATCGATTTTGGAAATCAGATGCAATATTATGATTGATAAACTTTCTTCTATCAACAACATCACCTAAATGAATAAGTGTAGTAATGTTATGTTCTTTCAAATAAGGAAAGAACGTGTTTTCCCAAAACTTGAAAAAGTATTCGTTGAAAGCTTGACTATCCCCTCTTGCACCAAAGTGAGTATCATTAATAAGAGCGAGTTTCATAGCCTGTTAGTATAACTTACATCAATAGTATTGTCAAGCATTTTAAGGCAATTGTTCAAGAAACTTTTCAACGCCTTTGGTCTTACCTTCTTTTTTCTTTTTCTTAGCTTCTTCAAAGGTATGAATGAATTCTGAGATGTTATCATATAATTGAAACTGTCTCATATTGCCATCTGAGTCTTCAAACATTTCATCCTCACCAAGCAAACCAAACTGTTCTGTTGCCTTGTACTTAACATACAGTTGCTTCTTTTCTTTCATAATTCTACGGAGAAAGGCATAGTAAATGATTTGAGTGAAGTAGGCAAATGGATTCTTTGACTTACTTGGATCAAAATTTCTAAAATACATAAGGCAGTTTTCAATGCCATCTGCAATCATTTCATCTCGAAAAGAGTATGATATGAAGTTAGGTTTTCTTGAAAGGTGTTCTGCAATTTTTAGAAAGCATTCTCCTATGTAATTGGGAATTTGTGGATCTTCTTTTTCTGCTGCTTTGGCAACATCACACTTCTCTTTATATACAATCAGCGCATCTAAAAAGTCGGCATTGTTTACATAATGTTTTGGTTTCTTCTCACTCATATTTCTTCCTTTTATTTAGCTTGACATCGTGCTTGACAACTGTTATTATGGCGGTGTCCCCCGTTAGATGATATATTAGCTACCACATCAATGTAACCTGTTAGTCTTCTTACGGTTAATAATCTCAACAACATCTTCCTTCGTTAAATCACCCTCAGGGTCTTCATCCTCATTTTCCTCCTCATCTTCATCTTCATCTTCATCTGATGCATCTCTTAGTTTTTGGCTAAGAGCATTATCTTTTAACATTTTAATTTGAGTAGTATTAACAGCCTTGTGGTAGTATTCCTTCAAATTATCCTTAGGATCAACGATAGTAAGTATGTCGCCTGAAAGAATGGTTGCAATGTTATCTTTAATCAATTCAATAGGCAACCAAGGTAACATCATCATAACAATACCTTGAGGTGTTCGCTTAAAGATGAGATGCATTGGATTATCCAACACAACAAGATTAGTGTTTGTATTGCCTGAGTAGCCAGCGATAATGTCCTCACCACTGTGTAAACGGACTATACGGACACCTTCAAATAGATTATTCATCTCTGAGTTCAATATTATAGAACTTGTATTTAAATTTTTCGTCATCATATATTCTAACACGATCCACAAAATGTTTCAAGGTGTAATTGGTATATTTGCCTATTCTAAAGTCATCTGAGATATCGAATAGAACTGCCTCATCTTTGTTTTCTCCAATTCTTAATCCTCGACCAATAGATTGAAGATTGCGAATTCTGGACTTGCTTGGGGAGGCAAATATAATATTATGCAGGTTGCGGATATTAACGCCAGTAGAGAAAGTACCATATGAAGCAACAATGATAGCGTCTTTTTCTTTTTCAGTAATTGCACGAACTGATTCCCGAATCTCAACATCCGTGCCACCAAAAACAAAAAACACATGTCTATTCTTAGCCTGTTCTTTAATGTTTGCATGTAAACTCCTACCTTGTTTTTCTACAAATTGAAATAATATAAGAGTGTTACCATTAAGAGAAAGAGCTAGGTTTCTAATGAAATTATTTCTTGCAGTATTCATAACTATGTATTCTAGTTCTTGGTTATAGTCCCAAGACCTTGCCATCTTACACACACTCTCTGGATGTTTAAGTATAAGACATTTAATTTTGAATGATGCAAGTTGACCTTTATCCATCAACTCAGCAGTAGATGTTGCTTTATAAACAGGACCAAATAGGCCTTCTAACACAAGGCGGTGGGTTTGGCTCCCATCTAAAGTTCCAGTTGTTCCTATTCTATATTTAGCATTAATCAATTGTGTCATAATAGTTGTTAACGATTTGGCCTTGAATTGGTGGGATTCATCGCCAAAAACGAATTCGAATTGTTCAAAATACTCTTTGTCATTTTTGTAGATACTTTGCCAAGTAGTAATGGTAAGAAATTTATTTGTATGTTTCTCTTTACCAGAATATTGACGGTGACAGTATTGTTCTGAATCGTAACCATAATCTTCAAAGTCTTTATACATCTGTTCGACTAATGAAGTTGTTGGTGCAATTAATAGGCCTTTTTTGTTTTCTAGTTGTAAATGTCTTAGTATCAAGTATATGATTAAAGACTTGCCTGATGCAGTAGGAGACAGTAGGAGAATTCGTTTGTTACGAACTGCATGTACGAATGACTTTAACTGATAGTCTCTTACTTCAAGTGGTATATTTAATGTTGAGATGAATTGTTCTGCCTCAACAACAGAAAAGTTTTGTGTGACTGATACATCAGAATCAATTTCTAATGTGTAATTCCGTTCCTTACAAAAGATTTCAATGTAAGGAACAAGACCATGATAGATGGTGAAACTTCTTAGGTCTGCTAACCTAATTTTACCATCCCAAATTCTAGATTTATATGCAGGTGTGAATTGATGACCTGGAACAAAAAAGGTAAAGTAATCCGACAACTCTTGTGCAATACCTCTATCACACTCAAATTGAATATAGGCTTCATTCTTTTTATGTAGAATCAAATCAGCCATTTATATTCCACTAATAAACTTTTCAAAATCTATGAATGACCTTAACTGAAAAGTTCTGCTGTGTAATTCTTTTAATATACTTTGACACACATCAACAATTTCATCATGCATCATTTTGTTTGCAAGATGTTTATTGATATCATCATCACTCTCTAAGTATGTAGTGAGCTCAGATTTTAACACATATGGAAATGGTTCCCAATTATACTGTTTTAATTGGTCATCATCCAATTTACCTGTATAGTATTCCCATTTCAATCTCTTCATTTTGTTATACTTGAACTCAGATTCTTTAGACAATAGCCGATGCCTTGAAAGTATATTCAAATATTTGCTGTGTAGTTTGGGAATGTTGATTAGCTCTTTGCCTGGTTCTGTTCTGTCTATTTCAGAATCGGCACGCCACATCTCAAGTAGCTCGTCAAGTTGTTTCATGGTAAAATTCCTCCTTTATTGATTGGAGGATACACTAAAAAGGAATAGTTGTCAAGCCTTTTAGAACAATTTTTCTATATCGTAGTAACTGTACCTAAAAGTGGCATCGGCACTCATTGCTGTATCAGGTGAATCATTCGCACCCATAATGTAGGTGGATAATGTTGTTGGAAAGCAATCATATAATTTGTATCTATAGTAGGGCTTATTTGCTGAAGACAATATTGTAATTGAAGCATCAGAGTATTGTGGTTTTCTTGTTGCTGCTAAAATTGCAGATGCTTGTCTGTTAAGGTTACCAAGATTTTGATACTCGGTAAATTCCTTGGGAAAAGTCATTGCACGAATCCAATCGTGAATCTCTATCCAACCTTTTAATTCTTCATCAATTAAAAAGGTAATATTAAGTAAATCATAAATTGCTTTCTCACCTGGAACATACACATCAACGAATGGTGTATTTTGTGGAATTTCAGACAATGAGATTCCAGGAACACTTACTGACTGGCAGAAGTATTGTATACTAGGTGCCCGAGCAAAGTTAATAATAAACTTATTCGGTTGTAGAAAGTTTGGATTGTTTGGGGTTCTATTAGTAGCTGTCATATGTGTATTTATGCAATCTTTTTACAAGTCCAACCTTTGATTCGACTCTTGAACATATTACCTTGGTCTAATCCATTTTCCCTACAAAACTTTGTTAAATTTAATACTTCAAACGATTCACCGTTTGGATTAGTCAACATATATTTTTTTTGTCTCGTTTCAGCCACTCTTTGTTTTTGATAATCAGTATTTTTCATTCCCCATCTTCTGGTTTTTTCAACATGTTCAGCTGATAAAGGCTTACCTTTCTTAGCATCACTCATTTTCTTTTTAGATTCTTCAGAATACTTAAATGTCTTTCTAAATGCGCTAACTTTTTCTCCGTGACCTTCTGGTTTCTTTTTACCTTTTTGAGACATGGCTATTTGTCGCAATATTTCATCTTTACCTATTTGACCTGATAATCCTAACCAATCCCATCTATCTTCTTGTCGCCCATGCTGTTCATAAAGTGTTCTATGTGCTTCAGCGTGTTGTTCTATGGTAAGTTCTATTAGATTGGATGGGTCATCAGACCCACCTGCATGTCTAGGTATAATGTGGTGTTTATGTTTAATCATATTCTTATTTATAATTTTCAAACTTTATGTAAAGTACATAAAAAAAGAGACCTCTTTTTAAGGAGGCCTCTTTTAGGATAACTTACTTATTATTATAAAAAATGTAAGTTATTGATTTTACTACTATTATTACATTAT